CGGCGACTAGATTGAAGTTAGGCATACGTCCTAATGTGTCCTTGAACGGAGCTAACCCACGCACTGACTGAACACCTGTTGCGGTGAGGTGCGCTCGTCCGCTCGACGTAGCGAAATCATCGTAGTGGTAGATAGGCTCAGAACTGATCGATCCTTCGGCGTAGTACATAGCGTTTCCGCCCATGTGCAACTTAAAGCCCATTGGTGAACCGTCCGCGTAAGATTGATAAATGATTGAACCCGCATCGACTTTCTCAACACGACCAGGATTTGTCGTGTTTGAGCTCGCAACAGTAGTCATGTTGTTGGCCCCGCCTGCGCGCTCAATCTCATTCCCTGCCGCAGCAACATCAGTTGACGTGTACGCCACAACATTGTATTTGTGAGTCTTGGTGTCATAGATGGTGAGGTGGTACACACGAGCGTCTGATGAGTCTGTGAAGTTATTGGTATAGCTTTGTCCCGCAGTAGTGAACTTCCAATCGAATCCTAAGAAGTTAGCGAAGTAGTCCAAGGCGTTGTTGCCGTAATGTCCGCCACCTTCGATCTTGCCCATATTTGCATTTCCTGCTGCCGCGATGTTCGTGCCGAGAAACGCAACGGGGAGCAAAGGAGAACCTTGGCGACCTTCAGCCGTATCAAAAATGATGTTGTGGCTATAGATAACATTGTTTTCCCAAGCAGGCAGAGTTCCTTTAAAGTACGGGTGATCCTTAGTAGAACGTGAAGCGCCGTACTGTAGCGCAGCGCCATAAGTAGTGTCGGCGCGAAGGCTGTTCATAACATTTGCGGGAGCAAACGATAAGTACTGAGGAACATCTGCTCCTGAGTAGTCGGAATCAACTGACATAGGCTGTGCGCCTGCACCGATCAAACGAAGTTTTGACTCTTCGATCATGTCAGTGGTCAAGATGCCCGTGTTCCACGAGAAGTTATCAGTGGGAGCTTTCCAATTTGTGGCATGGTCAGGGGTCTGCGCTAGTGCTTCGTTACGAAACGCAATTTGAATGTCGTCTTGCATTTTACGAGCTGCCCAATCTGACATCAACTCAGCAGAGAGTTGGTCAAGGGTTTTGCCTGTAAAACGAAGTAGCTGTAAAACCTGTGTGTAAGCAACAGCGTGACGAATGAGGTCAACGGTAACGGAGTGTGTTCCGAAGCGAAGGTTATCTTCACTGCCTTTAAGTTGGTTCTCACCGATTACACCTTGTCCGCGAATGGGAGTGGTGGAGGTAAAAGTAACTTTGGCTTTTCCGCCTGCTGAAAGATCGCGTTTAGTTACGACGGGCTGATTAGCTCCTTCGCCACCTACGAAATCTTTGAAAATATTTTTCTCTTTGGTGTCCCGACGAACGAGCTCAGACCAAATTTCAGGTTTAAGTGTTGGGTCTTGATTTGCGTAATCGGTAGCTCCTGGTAATTCGCGAACCGAACTGTTAACTGATGCTGTTCCTATATTAGTACTTGATGGTAATGCCATGATAAAAGCCCCTCCTTGAGGCGGTATTGATTAAATTAAGTAGGGGCAAAATTTATCACTCTTGTCCTAACATGCCATAAAGCGTTGCTCGGTCTAAGCGATCCATGCTGTCCCTAATTCCTTGTGGTGTGATTTTAGGTTGTTTTGAAACTGTAGATGTGTTGCTCGCGCTCGTAAGAACTTTTGTGTTGGTCTTTGGTGGACGGTTGAGGTTGTCTACTGTGACTCCTCCGCTTGGGGGAGAAATGTCTACTGTAGTAGAAAACTCGTTTGCCATCAGTTCGACCCACTTAGGACTCTCGAACACGGATGCATAGTCAGGATCATTCTGTTTCTCTGCCACGAAAGCGTCGAACTGTTTGCGTGCGATGCTTTTAGTGTCTTGTAAAACAGGAAATCGTTGGAAAACTTTGTCCCGACTCTCTACCGCTTTTTGACGGTAGGTCTCTTGAAAATTAGCCTGCTCGCGTTCTTTATCTCTTTCTAGTCGTTGCTCTAGTTTAAGATGAGCAACTTTCTTTTCCATTATCTCGTTTTGCAGTTCAAAAGCTTGAGCAGTGTCTAATTCTTCAGACGCGACGCGCGCTTTAGCTTGCAACTCTTTGATGTCGGATGAAATCTGATTAAGTTGGCTTTCAGGTGAATCTGCTTGGGTCTGTGCTTGCGGCTCTGCCTGTGTAGGAGTAGCTGCGTCCGCGCTGCCTTTTATAACTTGAGATGCTTCCGCTAGAGTTCCGTGAAAACCTTCAGATTTATATAAATCTAAAATCTGTTGATCCACGTCGTCTTTAGGTCGCACTCGCATTTTGGCGAGACGGTCTTGCTCAGTCTCAGCGTCTTCGGAAGTTTCTTCAGTGGTGTTACCGACTTCAGTTTCT